TTCTTCCTTGTTTGTAATTGTTTTATTTGGTGTAAATGGACGAATATTTGCTTTAACATCCTTAACTAATTCTTCATATTTTGCGGTGTCGCCGTGAATAAAATAGTTCGTATATTTTGAGTTTGGATCGTCCTTTACCCCTTGTTGTATCAACCAACGACGAGCAAACTGATATGAAGAATTTTCTACCATTACTTGTGAAGTCTGATCTAATATCTGCCGTTTCTGTCCTATTCCATTTAAAATGTAATAAATCCACTCACGACCATATTTTGAATCTTGAATCTTTTTGAATAAAACCTCTTTCATCGCTTGATGTAAACTATCCCTAAATATACCTTCAAAATCATCTAATTTCCATTCAAACTTTTCTGGTAATTTCTTTAATTTCTCTAAAAATTCTTCTTTTGTTTTGAAAAAAAACGGATAATCTTTCCCTACAACAGTTTCTAATGTAGGATGTCTATAAATCAATACAGGTTTGCTAAGATTAATTCCATCTTGTGCTGATAAATTCCATGTCGCATAACCATTTACAAAACACAGTGACGCAATACTATTCTCTAATAAATATCTATATTGTGAATATTTAAGATTTTTGGCGACAAATTCTTTATCGGCAACTACATCACTACACCAAACAAGATATTCTCCACTTTCACGAAGTTCTTTTGTGTAGTCCATCATCATATTGATTCCTGTTGATTTGTTCCATCGATGATTAAATACCAAAATTTTCTTGTTTGGAAGTTGAAATGGTTCTGAATCAACTCCAATAAAATTACCACCAGGTGTAGTAAATATCGCAATCTTCTTTCTCAAGTTTTCTAAATTCAAATCAACAGTTTTATCTTTCTTAAAATTTCTCTCAAAATAATTTGGTGCCTCAAGTGTGTGAAAGAACGCTTTATCTGCTATATCAATTCCTTCGAGTTGTCTCATAAATCCAGGAGGCACTTGTGTTGAACCTCTTGATTGTGGGTTATCAATCCAATGAAAAAATAAAAACCTATTCACCACTTCACCATATCTTTTTTCGCTCAAACCAACCATTATGTTATACATCAACTCTGGTTGATGATTAAATACAAAATCAAAATCCATCAATGTCAAATCAATAGCTTTACGAAAACCCATTGAATCAAAATGCGAACGATTAACAATAGCATTCCTTGTATAATTCAATGGAATATAAGTTATATTTCTTCTCTTATCAAATCCAACTAATTTGTTTTTCACAGGAATTGTAACATAATGGTGACACATTGGTAAAAAGTCAATCGTCATTTTTACTGCTCTAAAATTAGAATCAGTGTCATGCAAAAAGACTCCAGCTTTGTCCGTTCTTACTGGCGCGTTATAGTGTAATATCCGCAGACCATAAAGCGGATGCTCGATATATTCATTCATATAATAATCCTTTGATTAAAAGATTTAGATGTGTAACCTTTGATATTTTTTAGTATATTATTTCTTTAACAACTTCTGTATATGGATTCATTTTAACATATTTATCTATCAATTGTTCAGCTTCATGTTGTGTTGAAAATATTCTTGGTTCTTCCATATCATAACTTGGTTGTGTCCAATAACGCCACTTCCATTTACCAAGCCAATTCTTTTTCCATTCCTGAACAAAAAATTTTTCCATTTCTAAAAGATAATCATTAGAATAATAAACCTCTTTTATTATACGAAATTTTCTTTCCATTTCTCCCATCTCCTATTCTTGATTAACCGCCACATCTTTCCATGTAAAAAACCTTCCATCAATTATTTTATTGGCATAAATGTATCTTCTAACTTTACCATTATAAAGACCCAATTCATTGGCTAAATCCTTAATTGTTTCCCATCCATTTATTACTTTACCTTCTAAAATTTCGACCACCGGTTTCGACATTCCATGCTTCCTTTTCTTTAATCCTTCTTGATATTTATTGGAATTTTTAATAGATACACTGTGTTCCCTTTTTTGTTTTTCAGTAAATGTTCGTCTTGGTAGTCTATCATAATAACCCCAATCAATTTTTTGTTGTTCAGTATAAGATATTCCTTTATTCCAAGGCGTATTTCCCTTTTTAGCACCTTGTCGCTTCTTTTCTTCAGTGGATTTCATAGAAATTGTATCTCCGCCAGTACCCCCTTCAGTCATATTATATCCATTCTTAAATGAATCATAGTGTTTAATCCAATATGTTTCTCGCATATTATCAAATGTTTCTTCAATTATCGACCATTCAAAATCTTGTTTATCATATTTCCGTAAAGCATTATAAAAATTGGTTTTGCCACCACGACGTACATTTTTGTAATGTCGTTGTTTTCGTTCATTTAATGTTTTGTCGCTTTTACCGATATAAATTTTTCTGTTTTTAAGGTTTTGAGCTTTATAAATAATCATTTTATTTCTCCTTTATATTCTTTTATATAAGTATAAAGAAAATGAAGTTTATCGTTTATACGGAAAATTATTTTGCCCAATGACCGTTAATGACTAATTTAGCAATTTTTGAATAAACTGCTAAATCTAAATATGTATCATCAAGAGATTCATTAGAAGACTCAAGTGAATCACGAACAAGAATAATATTAAAAAGTCTACTTATTTTGTCTGACATTCTAAACCATAATCCTTTCAAACTAATAAGTTTTTCCTTTTCATCTTTTAGTTGTGTTCCCACTGATATATTTCCAGGACCATAATCGTATTGTTTTTTACAAAATGTAATAAATTCTTCTATCATATATTCTTTAAATCCACTTAAAGTTTCAGGATACATTTCAGTAAGTTTTTTAATAATTTCATCAGTTTCCAAATCTATTGCTTGAAATAACGTCAATTCAAATATTGTCATTCCCTCAGGAACTTGAGTGTGCCCAATACCTACACTAGGTTCTTCGAGAACAACCTTAGCGTGTGCTACTGCCATTTCCTTCATAGCTTTGCTATCCGCACGCATTTCATCTTTTATATCAACTTTTTTCGCCATACCATTTCTCCTATTTGAATAATATTTTTATTTCTTCGTCAGTATTTCCATACATTCTACAAATTTCGATTAATCGTTTTTTCCATTCATCTTTTGATAGTAATATCATTATGTATGTCGCCGCATCTTGCGTTGATACCTCATAATATAAACTAATCAACTCAATCAACTCTTTGTTGTATTGTTTGTCCTTTTTACCTTTTACCCACTTTAAAAATATGTTGCCTTTTGGTATAAGATCAGCATACACCTTGTATAATGCTTCGGGCGTCATGTCGTAACTATATTGTTGTACAAGATTTGTAAGCCATAACCATTCAGGATTCATAGATAAATAACGATTTATCATGTACGGAGAAAAAGTCTTTTTATCAGTTTCGCTCAACTTATCAAAATATTTTGGATCATACGGCTCTTGATATATTGCCTTCAAATGATCAAATAAACCTTTTCCTTTCAATGTTTCCTTTTTCTTTGGCTTTATCAGAATTTCTTCCGTTTCAGATTCTTCAAAATAACCTTCAGAATCAAAAAATTTATTTGACAATTTATTCATTATCTTCTTCTTTAGTTTCTTCTGGACGAAGAACTTTTCCACCAAATTCATAAGGTATGTGACCACAATTTGTACAAGATAAAACTTGCATTGGAGCAAGCATTTCCTTTCCAGTATTATTTACAGGATTTATTGGACTAATCCTTTTTACCACCACTAAATTTTGAAATAAATAACCTTTACATTTTGTACATATAAATGTGTCCAACGTGGAAGCATCAACATTTAATTGTTGTGGTTGTTGTCCACCTGGTATTTGTTGTCCGGGTGGTGGAGTATTAGCACCGCCTGGAGTAAATTTCATTTTTTCCATTTTAAATCTCCTTTTTATGTTTCATTTTTTATATTAATTAATTTTATCATCATGTCCATAAAATTTATTTCCTTATCAAGTGTAAATGGCTCAGTTCTTGCTCCATCCGCAATCGTAAGAATAGTTTTTGCTACATTATTTGGAGCAAAATCATCAATATGATCATAAAGAAAACGATAAACATCTGAAAATTCATTTACATGATTGTCATTAACCAGTTGTCTTACATTAGTAAATACTACTCTCTTGTCTTTTTCCTTCAAAATTTCCAATAATTTTAATCTAAAATCCGATTCAATGATTTTATGTCTATCCACTTCTAATTTTCCATCTATTGAATTTAATTGTGCTGAATTTGTAAGTTGTCGAATGTCAGGATATGTGGATTCTACTAACACCTTAACATCTTCAGGATGAAAAGTTATCCCCTCTTTTTGTAAGATTGTCGCCAATCGAATGGCGACATCGGCACGGGACGGCGGAATAATCTCAAAGATTTGACAACGCGACTGTATCGGATAAATAATCTTCTCATGATAATTACAAGTTAATATAAATCTCGTGTTTTGTGAAAATTGCTCCATAACATTTCTCAAGTTAGCCTGAGCATTCGGTGTCATATAATCAAACTCGTCCAAAATCACAAGTTTTAACTGCCTAAATGATACCGTCGATGCAAAAGGTTTTATCTTTACTCTCACTACATCAACGCCAGTTTCATCTGATGCATTGATGTAAATCGTATCACTGTCAGTACTGTCTGCTATGATTTTCGCTAATGTAGTTTTGCCAGTGCCAGCCTTTCCATAAAATAAAAGATGCGGCGGATCATTTTTTTCAATGTATTGTTTGACCTTTTGTTTTACGTGCTCATTTCCAACATAATCTTCTAATGTATGCGGTCTATATTTTTCACACCAAAGAGTGTTTTCTTTTTTTCTCATTTAATAATTTCCTTTTTATAAAAGAGATTTCTTTGCAATAATCTGAATACTTATTTTTTTATTCTATATTATATCTCTTTTTGATTTGTAAAATTGCGTCATTAAGAGCCATTTCACCAAAACATCTCTGTATCATTACAAAATTTTCATAAATATATTCTTTATTTTTTGGTAATTTAAAAGGAATTATTTTTTTCATTTCTTCAATATCCCCTTCCGTATATTTAGGAATTTCCATTTGACATCTCCTTTATCCTTAAAACATTTACCAGACCAAGCGTTTTCTTTTCTCTCATTTAATAACTTCCTTTATATTAATTACGCGTCAGTTTCTGCTTCTACAAGATAATAGTTTCCGATATAATCACCATCTTCGATGTGAATGTAAGCAAGTCCTTCTCCACTTATTTGTAATGTAGCAAGTTTAGCTCCCTTGTTCGCTGTTAAAATGTTTTTCAAATATTCAGCATTGAAAGAAATCGGGCGATCGATTACGGATACTTCGTCACCTTCAATACCCATTGTGATACGATTTGTGTTTACCTGAGAATAACCCAATATAATCTTATATGCTCCAGTCTTGTCTTTCAAAATCGTAAAGATTTTCGTTTCTGCTAACGCACCCTTAGCTTTAATGTATGTCTCAACAAAATCTTTTGTCAAGTTGAACTTTAAGTTAAATTCAGGAACTTGTTTTAATCCCTTTGAACGTTGAACAACAGACAGGTCTGCTAACATATAAGTAACATCGTTACTATTATCAAACAAATCTATTGAAACATGTTTTACTTCATCACCATTATCAATCTTATTGATTTTTAAGGCAATATCGTCGCTTAAAACAGTTGACATTCTAACAAGTTGACTTGTCGTAAGAACGCCAAGTTCAACACCATCTTCAACTCCAGTAAAATTATTCATTGTGACATCACCAATCATTGATTTGTCACCAGTGATGAATTTTGTCAACAATGAACCATTAGTAGTTTCCCATACCGTGGCTTCAATTTCTCCGCCCAAATGGTAACGTCCTACAAAATCTAATAATCTCTCTTTTTCCATAACTTTCTCCTTTGTTGTTGTTTATAACTCAAAAAATTTATTTATTTTCTTTTGTTCAAAAGACGGCATCAGCCACTTCAGGGCGACATAAAAATCTTGTAATTTGGATTCTAATACATTCGAAAACATTTTATTCCTATCTACATTTTGATTTATAAAATCCATTATCTCAGGTGGATCGTCATAACCCTTGAATGCTATAGCATTCATTCCAAAACCATTGCCCTTTAGATATAACCATTTAACTTTTTCATTTGATTGAATTAGTGGATATTTGTTTTTTAACTTGTAATAATATATTAATTCATTATAACTTATAGCAGCTTTCACATGAGCTGGAGTTCCTTTTACCCAGTTACCAAATGGTTTTTGACTCCCTTTTATATTTAAACTACCATCAA